CCGAGTGAGCTACACATCCAACGCCAGTGGCGACCCCTTTGGACAAACAGCCACAGGATTGACGTCCGCTACTTGTCGCTTAAAAGTCTGGAGAGTCCATGCATGACCTTGTGCGTTTACGCTGAGATTGGCAGCAATTTTCAACAGGTGGGTGGGGACTGCCCTAATGGTTGGATTCAAATGAATGGTCAGCGTCCCGATGACGAGAACACCCTGCTTTACACCGCATCGGAGAAAGGCGAGTGGGTTATCTCCGATAGGACGCTGCTAGAGATCCGGATGAAAAGGGAAGCGGATTGGGCATCCTCCGAGATGGTCGTCGTGGCCGAACAGCTCGTGATGCTTGAAGACTCTGACCTTGCCGCCTGCCGGGGACAGATCGGCAATGGCGAGATTATCGAATTGCACTTAGAGCGTGGAAGGAAGGGCACCCTGACTTCCCGGACGAAGCAAAGCGCCCAAAACGGCCCATCTGATCCCCACTCGCCTGATTTGAATTTTTCCTGAGGACACTCCATGCCGATTACGGCTGATATCCAGACGCTGGAGCCTGGCGCGTGGGTGGAGCTTTTTGAGCTCGATGCAACGATGCTGGGCGCCGAGCTTTACCGCTTCCATGGCTACCCACAGCAATCCTCGATATTTTGGCAGGGCAAAGAGTATTCGCCTTGGCCGATCAAAGCTGAAGGCTTCGAGATGACGGGGCAGGGGACGCAACCGACGCCGACTCTTTCCGTGGGCAACGTTGGCGGCTTTATCACAGCGTTGGTTTTGTATTTCGAAGATCTCGTCGGTGCGAAACTGATTCGCCATCGAACCTTGGGCAAGTATCTCGATGGGCAGCCCGAAGCGGACCCAGAGGAAGAACTTCCACCAGATATTTGGTATGTCGAGCGCAAGGCTGCCGAGGACAACGAAGTCGTCCAGTTCGAACTGGCGACGGCCCTGGATTTCGCTGGAGTTCAACTGCCTCGACGACAGATCGTAGCCAATGTGTGCTGGTGGCTTTCCTGTGGCGGGTACCGAGGTCCATATTGCGGCTACAACGGGCCACCCGTCGCGGACGAGAACGATGTCATCGTCACTGACGCCGCCAAGGATAAGTGCGGCGGTCGCCTGACTAGCTGCAAGCTACGTTTCGGCGAAAATAACCCCCTCCCATATGGCTCTTTCCCCGCTGCGGGGCTGCTCCGGACATGATCTATGAACAAAGCAAACAGAGCGGCAATCGAGGCACACGCCATCGGTGAGTATCCGCGCGAGGCGTGTGGGCTGTTGGTGAGGGTAAGTCGGAAAGAGATCTACATTCCATGCCGCAACATTGCCTCGACGCCGAACGAGCATTTCCGCTTGGCGCCCGAGGATTACGCAGCCGCTGAAGACAGGGGCGACATTCTCGCGGTGGTACACAGCCATCCCGATTATCCTGCCACACCGAGTGAGGCCGATCGCGTCTCCTGCGAAGCGTCGGGCTTGCCCTGGCACATTCTCGAAGTGCGAAAAGGCGATGACGATGTAGTGCGAGCTGGGAATTTGGTGAGCTTCGGGCCGGTTGGATATCAGGCACCTCTGATTGGCCGCAAGTTTGTGCACGGTGTGCATGATTGCCTCAGCATCATCCTGGATTTTTACCGTCGGGAGATGGGTATCGATCTTGGCAGCTATGAGCGGGAAGACGGTTGGTGGGATAAGGGCGGCAATCTCTACCTCGAAAATTTGCCCGCGGCTGGCTTCGAAAAGGTATCCGCACCACAGCATGGCGACATCGTGCTGATGCAGATCCGTTCACCGGTGCCCAACCATGCGGGGATATACCTGGCCGACGGTGTACTGAGGAGTGAGCCAGAGCACTACCCGGCGCCCGGATCGATTCTTCATCACCTCTACAACCGCGACAGCAAGCGGGATGTGTACGGCGGATATTGGTCAGAGGTAACGGTAGGTTACTGGCGGTATCGGGACGCCAACCGCTGACTGGTCAGTTGTTACGAGGTGCGCATGACGACGCCTTCGACTTAGGTGAGACGTCGTCACATAGATTCATTCCTAGCTGCGTTAGATGCGCTTCCGTGTTAGATTTCGTTGATCGCTTATGGGGTCAGCAGGATGCAGCAGCCGAAATCAAAACTTGGAGATCTGTTCAAGGAACGTCAGGCCATTAAGGATCATTTGGCGAACACTTGCACAATAGACGAGTTATCTATTGAGCGTTTGAAAAGGCGCTTTAGGGAAGCGCTGACATCGGCTACTCTGAGCCGCATGCAGCAGGCCGCTATATATCATGAATTGGCATGTTTGGTTGGTTTTCAAGGTCGGTATTCTGAGGTCCTGATTAATATGGATTTATCCGCCGGACTTGGGATGGATCCTTTTGCAGTTGCGTTCTCTCGTGCGTATTTGGCTCTATTAAATGGGCGGGTTATGGACGCTAGGCAGGTGGTGAGTAATTTAAATGACGCATTGCCGCCGTCCAGTATTCCGCTTTTGCGCGCGCATCAGGCCCAAGTTGGTATGCTTGGAGATTTTATGGCTGACAATTCCTTAAATAATGACTTTCAGCAACAAGCATTAGAAGCGAAGAAAATTATTCTGCGCTTGGGTGTCGATGATTTGGAGATAACCAAGCGACTAGATGCTGCATGCCAGCTGATTAAAGCAAATGTCAACCATCCGCTTGTCGCTTATAAGCTGTTCGCGAAGGAAGACGAGGGGATTCTTTATCGTTTTATGGTTAACGCTTCAACGCGCAGGCTTGTCGAGTTGAATGAGCTAGTGTTAGATATGCTTCTGGACCGCTTCGACGATGAAATAGACAGAGAATTGTCCATCCTTGTAACTCCTTGGACGCCCGGGGATCACCGAATCTCGGAGGAGGCGTATCGTGTCGGTGTCCTCTGAAGACTTTCTCCAACAAAGCAGAAAGCTGTGTGAGTTGCACGCGGAAATAGATTTTAGGTCATCTATCAGCCGCGGCTACTATGCTGTTTACCATTTTGCAGCGGATACAGCCCAGCGATTACAGCTCCCTGATGCAAAGAAAATGCACGTTGGGGTGCATGAGCGCTTAATTTCAAGGTTCGAAGCGGTAGGTCCGGGGTTGCGAAAAACTGCTCGAAAGCTGAGAGACTTGAAGCGGTTAAGAGCGATGGCGGATTATCAACTGGACGAGCAGGTTCTGCGCGAAGAGGCGGAACTTTGCTTAGCTGAAGCAAGTCGGTTGGTCGAGCATCTTAGAAATATTGGGAGCGCTAAGGCGAAGGTTGAAGATTAAACGACCAAACTTTGCACCGCCCTGCCTGCTATAAACCTGCATCCCATTAGACTAGGAGGCAACATGCGTATTTTGCTAGGCGCGGCGGCAGCGGCTGCTTCCTTTTCCACCATTTCGGCATCTGTGGTCCCGGATGATTTTCAGATTCAATTGCTTACCAGATCCATCGCTTACCGCGCATGCGTCGCAGCGTACGCCTATACTCACGCAGGCCCAGGAGCATCCCCTACAGAAATAGCGAGCGCAGCGGACTTCAGATGCTCTAAGCAGTTCGAAGAGTTTAGAAACTTTTACCAAGCTAACGTAATCGATAACTTTCCAATTGATGAGTCAAGCGAAAAGAAGAAAAACCTAACCCTTCATGCTAAAAGTTATCTTCAGGGGCAAATGAACCAAACCCTTAAAATTGTCCAAGATGCTGCAAAAAGTGAGGCGGCCGCTATCGTAATTGATGTGCGCAATAAATAACGTTGTGAGCTTATTCGGGCACGTGGTACTCCCGCGTGGTCTTTCGTGCACTGCCAGCTTGATCCTATATCGTCCGATTGGCTATTGGCGGCGGGTTGTGTCTGGATGTCGCGCCTCGCAAAATTCTGGATTCAAGGGGGCAGAGTGAGCCTTACAGGATCTGATCGCTATCCGACAGAAGCTTGAGACTTACAATAATCAAATAAACCCGAACAATCGGAGCCGCCTCCGGGCGGCTTTTTTGCGTCTGGAGAATTGTGTTGATCACCCACACCCAGGAAAAAATGCAGGTCGTCTTGCTATCCGGGTCGCTTGCTCGTCTGTTCGGACGCAAGCATCGGATTGCCACTTGCGGCGGGTTTAGAGACATCATCGGTTACTTCAAATCCCAGTTTCCTGGATTCGAGAAGCACATGATGGAAAGCTCCGGGAAAGGAGTCCGATACGCCGTATTCAACGGTAAGGAAAATATCGGCGAGGAAGATCTGAAGAAGCCAACTGGCCGCGAGGTCGTTCGCATAGTGCCGGTGCTTACCGGATCAAAGCGTGCCGGGGCCCTACAAACCATAATCGGTGCCGTGCTTATCGTAGTGGGCCTCGTCTACAGCCCGCTTTTGCCTGTCGGCATTGCCATGGTGGCCGGTGGGGTGATGCAGATGCTCAGTCCCCAGGCAAAAGGCCTGGGCACCCAAGACAGCCCAAACAACCGACCCAGTTATAGCTTCAACGGCCCGGTTAATACCAGCGTCCAAGGCAACCCTGTCCCGTTGCTTTATGGCCGCATGACCGTCGGCAGTGCTGTGATCAGCGCCGGTATTTACTCCGAAGACCAGATGTAACCGAAGCATTCATCACGAGGCCCGCCATTGAGCGGGCTTTTTTTCGTCCAAAGGAAAGTCATGACCCAGCTAGCCATAGCCGGACGCAAGGGCGGTGAGTCGAAGCCGCGTCCTTCCGTTGAGGCTCCGGACAACCTGCAAAGCACCGCTTTCGCGCGAATTCTCGACCTGGTGAGTGAAGGTGAGATTCGAGGCTTGGCGAACGGCATGCAGTCCATTTTTCTTGATGAGACACCGCTGGCAAACCCGGATGGAACGTTGAACTTCAGCGGCGTCAGCCAAGAGGTGCGAACCGGCAGTCAGGATCAACTACACATCTCGGGCTTCCCCGCGGTGGAGAGCGAAATTGCCGTCGGTGTTGAGCTCCGCTCCGACCAGCCTTGGGTGCGCGCGGTAACCAATCTTCAACTCTCGGCAGTCCGGATCAGACTTTCCACTCCACGTCTTGCGCGGACAAACACCACAAACGGCGACACCAACGGATACACGGTCCGATACAGGATTGAGCTGTCCACCGACGGCGGTCCCTTTGTGTCCGTGCTAGACGCGGCTTTCAGCGGAAAGACATCGACAAAATACGAACGATCACACCGCATCGATCTTCCTAGCGCGACCAGCGGCTGGACCGTGCGCGTGATCCGTCTGACGGCCAATGCCACCAGCTCCGCGATATCAGACACCACCAACGTTGAGGCAATTACAGAGATCATCGACGCGAAGCTGAGATACCCAGGTTCGGCCATCGTCGGCCTGCAATTCGATGCGTCGCAGTTTCAATCGATTCCGACTCGCTCGTTCGATTTGTATGGCCGCATCATCAAGGTTCCAAGCAACTATGATCCGGAGACGCGCACCTACACGGGAGTCTGGGATGGCACCTTTAAAAGCGCCTGGACAGATAATCCTGCCTGGATTTTTTACGACTTACTGCTGCATTTCCGCTATGGGCTCGGCCATCTGCTGAACGCGGGGCAGGTGGATAAATGGGAGCTGTATCGGATCGGTCAGTATTGCGATCAGCCAGTCCCCGACGGAAAGGGCGGCACCGAGCCGCGTTTCACCTGCAATCTGTATCTTTCGGTTCGTGCTGATGCGCTGCGCGTGCTCCAGGATCTGGCGACAGCGTTCCGTGGGATGGCGTACTGGGCTGCCGGTTCCGTCATGGCCGTGGCCGATATACC